CAAGTTTGGAAAGTATAATATTTCCACCTTGACTTTTAATATTACCAGCAGCAGAAATAATAGCAGAATCGGTAACATTAGCTAAGAATTTTTGAGCCTTGACGGTATTTGTAGATTTTATATCTCCATCTACATGAAGTGGGTCTGGCTGTAAAATAGTATTTCCAATAGTAACACTTCCAGAATTTATTTGGTCTCCAAATACTTTAATCTTTCCTTTTCCAATAGGACCACTTCCACCAGTAAGTTCAACATCTCCGCCAACAGAATCAATACTACCTCCTCCAACTAAACTTACTTTACCTCCAGGATTAAAATTAGTTGATACATAAAGTTTAAGTGAACCTGTAGTTGAAATAATATTTATTCCATCACCAACAAGAGGTTGAAATACTACGGTATTTGTACCAAAAGATTGTTTAACAAAGTCTGATGTTATAGTGTTGGTATTTAATCCAACAGAGGCCTTTAAAAGTTTAGCTTCTACAACATTAGAACTATAAATACTTCCAGTAACTGTCTGATTTTGCGTAAAAATATTAGCAACATCAGTACCAGCAAAGCCTGTATGACCTGAACTTGCATAATCAAGATGTTGCAACTGGTCATGGAAAGTGGACCTTTCTCCAGGCTCTCCTCTATTAACTATGAGTTTCTTTATGTTTCCTTGCTGAATGATTTTAGGTTGAATGATAATCGGCATAGAAAACCTCTATTTATAATTTTGTTGCAGATGGGACTAAGTATGCAAAACCTTCAAACACTCTCAAACTTTCTGTACCTTTTATCAAATAAGCATCCCAAACTGCTGTTATTGTTTGATTTGTATTATTGATATTCTTTGTATCTGAAGCATATAACTCAAATGCAAAACTTCCACTTGGTGAATTTATAGAACCACTGGGTCGGAAGTACAGTATTGCATTTTTATCTGAGAAATTTCTTCGTACACTACCACTAAAGATATAACCTGACAAATCAACTGGAACAGACCCGCTTGTGTTATCATATTCTAAAATGATTAAACCACTATTCCAGCTTGCATTTTGTTGTATAAAAATATCCCATCTAGGAGTTGGATATTCTTGTTTCATTTATTTTCTTCTCCAATTGTGTGAGAATAACTTCAACTTGTTTTATAATATTTGCAAACTCTCTTTCAGCATCTTCAAGAGTTTTTATTGATGTCGTTATTCGTTTTATTGATGCCATAAATTTATTCTTCTATTGGTGTTTCAAACCCACGTAAAGGAATATTATTTCTGAGTCCTGTTGGAATATAACTGTACCGAGTTGAAATTTTGTGTATGCTTACATCTGAACTTACAACACTTCCTGAAACGTTCTTTACCTCAATAAAATATCGTCTTAAAGTATTGTCCAATCCATGTCTGACAGTATAGTCTCCACTTCCACTCGGTAAAGTCCATGATTTTACAGGATTTACAGTAGAAATATCACTATTATAAAAATTAAGCAAAAATGGAGTGTTAGCATTATAATGAACGTTATGGCTAATCACTTTAAAGAGTGAATTATAAGGGATACTCATCAAACGAGAATCTATAACAATCGAACGCCATAGAAATGTTGATTTAAATGTATCTGATGTTCTCATGCTATAAATTGAACCATTGCTTATCGTATAGAGCAAAGACCCACTTGAATTTCTTGAGAACATGATAGGGGATTGAATCAGGTCTTCACGAAACCAACCTTTATTGGTAAATAGAAATGAAGTATTATCATAAGAAAATCTATAGGATTTCGTGTTCGGTTCTGTTATAGCAATAATACGTTTTTTTACATCAAGAGGGAGTTCTCTATATTGTTTTCGTATGGAGTTCTCAGAAATATTAACAATATTTCCATTTTGAATTGCATAAACATCATAAAATCCTGTGAAAAATACTGTATCATCAATACTTGAAACAGAATGCTTACTGATTATACCATCTCCAGTACGGATATTATACGAGACTCCTGTGTTAATGTTTACAAGGTCTATACTGTTTCTTCTGAATAAAAATAAATCGTTTGTTGGAGTAGGATGTATAGTAATAGTATCATTACCATCAAATGTTTCTGCATCAATAAAATTCTCTACAGAAAGAATATCATAAAGAAATGCACCAGCTCCTGACGATACTGGAGAGAGAATGATTTTGTTCTTGAGTACTTCATCTTGAACTCTTGTGTTTAGTGCATACGTTCTCCCATTTATAATCAATCCTTTTTCCCAGCTATCAACGAGAGGATTAAAAGGATTATATCCCAAAAATGAAATTAATTCAGAAATTTGATTTACTTCTAAAACAGCAGGTTGATTAATTTCCGAAAATGAGAAATTATCAACATAAAGTTCTTCATTAGTCCCTCCAATCCCTCTATGTTGAATAACTACTGCATCAAAGTCATGTGTTGCTTGAAAAGAGAAATTGATATTGACCCAACCATCTGAATTAGCGTAAGAAGTAGAAAATACTTGTTGTGAATCATGAGATGGAGAATGAAACGTAAGAACAGTTATGGTGTTATTATTAGGATACGTATTACTAACAATTTTTACATAACAATTTACTGTAAACCATTTCCCAGACCTCCACAAAATATTATTCGTAAACATCACATCAATTGGACTTTTTAATGCATAAAGTCCATTCTGTACAGTAACGTTCTGACTGATAACAGGAAAAACATCTTGAAAACTGGACTTAAATCCTGTTATAGCATTTGCTTCATTTGCAATGAGATATGAAGGGACAGCGGCATTATTCAGTGTATTGAATTCAATGCCGTTTTGTCCAGGCTCCATAGAGAATCTGGGTACAAATTCTCCTTTATCATTAACTTTGAAAACACTGCCTGTATTATATGTTAAAGAGCGTACATTATAGGTTGCATTAAGATAAAATACAGTCTGGTTTGGTTTGGTCATGAACACATACAGGTCAGTCAGTCTTGGATTTATCGTACTCAACGTAAGAGTAGGATAAAAATCTACCATTGTAGTTGGAGTCTGAGCATAAAAGGAAGAATCAGAGATATGGATAGGCTGAAATCCATCAAGTAATCCATAAAGACTCACATTGTATGAACCTGTTGCAAGCTGACCGCCTGATGAAAAAACATTAAGTCCGAGCTTACCAATTGCTGGAACATTATAGACATTAAGATATAATCCACGCCTTCTTGCTCTCCGTTCAAGTTGAGTCTGTGTATAGGTATATAAATCAAAATTATAAATATCAAGAAAATCATTAACAAAATTTATTGCTAATGCTTTTCTTTTATTTTTTGAACCGAATCCAATACGAAGAGAATCAAGAACTGCATGTGTTGTTATATCGTTCTTGTCTGCTTTAGCATTCTCTATAAGATTTTCAAATGGTATATAACTTCTCTGTATGAGAACAGTATCTCCAATATTTTGTTTACTCTTTCCTGCTGAATAAAGAACACTCCCTGAAACAGAAAAGCCATCAACAATAAATTGTGGTGCTACAGACCCTGAACTAATATTTTGTAATGTCCATGTTCTTATTTCATCTGTTGCAAAAAATGCATCATTTGTATCTAAATAAATAAATTCATTTGTCGAAGACTGTCTAATACGTGTGAGATAACATTCTGCTAAATTTCTCCATCCATTTACCCATGTATTGGTATTTGGGTTATAATACGGATAGACTAAGACAACAGGGACAGTGATAGGACTTGGAGGGCTTAACGTATATGGTGTTTCAGGATTTAATGTAGCAGACCCTATTAAAACATGAACATCTCGTGAATCTACACTAAAGACTGTGTAATGATTATAGACTATACCAGTAAGTTTATTTCTACTGATATTCGTAGGAGCAGGTATTTCTAATGTATCATTTTTTATCGTTCGTAAATCACCTGAAACACTCCGAACATCAAAATTCAATGAATCTTGACAGGAATTGATATTCGGAATACGTTGAGATACAGAAATACCCTCAAAATTAAGAATTTGTAACTGTTCTTTCTGAGGCATTAGACAGGTGTAGATTCTGTTCGTTTACTTTTTGCTTGAATAAGTGAAGCCTTGTCTAATGCATACTGACGAATTGCAGCAGTAGCATTAAGAATATTATCTGTAATACTTTGCGGAACAGGTTTAGACGTGGCTTCGTAGACATACGATTTTGTTAAATCAATGACAAGTGGAATATATTTATTATGAATATCTAAATAGCTATTTCCACTTGTTACAGGAGTTGGAATTCTATAATAACTTGAACTCATATTGTTTATCCAATCTCCAGGACTAACATTTGCTCCGTTATAGAAAAGAACACTTCTTCCTGCCTGCATCCAAACAACAGAATTTTGCCATGAAGTCATAGAAGACAGAGTATACAAGCGAAATTGACTTTCACTTGCCTTACTCAAACTAACTGCTGGATTAGCACATCGAACTTCAATAAGTCTATCTATGTCAGGAGGAAGTGTGGCAAAATATAATCCATCTGTTCTCTGTGCTATAACGAGATTAGTCTCACTCCAGTAATCAGGTAAAGCTGCTCCATTCAACATCTCTGCTACTGAAGACACAGAAAGATTGATAAAATCAATGAGAATAGAATCATTAACAATATTTGTATCAACTTCTTTCGCAATGTTACGAACAATGGAAAGAACTGATTTTGCTTGAATAGTGGAAAGTGCTGGCATATTGTTACCCTAATTGTGAGTCTTGATAATAAATTTGTGCTGCTATATCGGCTAATGTAGAAGTCCATGCATCAGAAAAAGGACTATCCACAGAGCCATTTTGTGTTAATAGTCCTCCAGTTAAATTATTCAAAGGAAGTTTGATATACTGAAAACTAATTTGTGTACCAAAACCTGATGGATAGGCATAGAGTATCCTTCCATTAGGAATAAGAAAAGTATTTTCTACAGAAGGTATATATCCTGTATTAATTCCACTTGCAACAATGGAGAGCATTTCAGGACTAAGAACAGTCATTCTTGATGGGATAGAGAAATGAGCATAAGCATTAAGGACAATATTAGAGAAGTCTAAATAAGGAGAAGAAACAACATATGTCAGACCATTTCCCAATCCATATGCTGCTCCTGGAGTAAATGAAACATTTGTTGCGTTAGCAATGAGTTCTGGAAATATTGCTGCAATTGCATTTTTATCTTTATTCTGTGCAACAACAGTCTCAAACAGCTTAAACAGTGCTCTATTCACGTAATGCACTTTTTCACTTGCAGTCAGGACATTACCATTCTGTAGTACACCAGAAACAAATGTTGCTGGGTCTGATATTTTAAGAGAAAATTCAGTGATTATCCTGTCAAATTTTGGAGTTGCCATAAATATTAAAATGAATACGTGGGATGTAAAATATTTGACCCTACAGATGGTGCGGATTCTATATATGTCTTTTCCAATATTTGCTCAAATAAAGGCAAATACTGAGCGTTAAATTCTGCTAATGTACCATAAATAAGAGCTTTATCATACTGAGCAGGTACAGTAGTGAATGTATCTTTCTCCATTTTGGTCATCAGTCCAATCTGCTTTCCAAAAAATGTTATAGAACCGCTTGAAGATACTGGATAAAGATATATTTTGCCCTCAAAGACCATCGCAAAAGAAGGAAATTGTCCAGACTGAATAGACTGAATTTCATTCCAACGAGACGGAGGAACAAAAATAATTTCACCCTTCCATGAAGTTATTATTCCATCAAGTTGGAATACTGAAGGGTTTGGAAAATAATAAAATTCACTTCCATCTAAGTCGATAGTGAATTGAAAATCTGGTTTTATTTTACGAAAGATTGAGTCCTGTACTTCATTAACAATATTAACAATATATTCATCTGAATATGTATTAGTATCAACTTCATTTAATGTTTTACGGACTCGTTCTATAACATATCCTGCTTCCACATGTACTCCTGTAAAAGTAAAGGTGTAGTGCTCCCACGAAAATGAGAGCAGCTACACCTCTATAGTGATTACGATACAGTTACAACTGACCCTGAGACATAATTCCACGTTGTCGGGGAATTATGCACATAAACAAATCCGCTCGTATCAAAGACGACAGAGCCGACAGGTAAGTTGTTTAAAGCAAGAAGTTGGGCATTGGTAACGCCTTGTGTGAAAGCAACGGCACGATATGCACCATTACCGCTGAACACAACAACGTTACGAGTAATAGAACCTGAACCTTGAAGATTGAATCGGTCTTCAAAGTTAGGACCGTAAGCAATCTGCATGTTCATTAAGTTTTTCGTGAGACTCATAAGTTTTTCTCCTCTTCTAAAAATTAAGCTGGACTATTCGTGAAATACACAAGCGAAGAGCTATTTTCCCTGAACGAGCCGATAGCCCCTCCGCTATTCTGGTCGTTGAAAATATCTGCTCGTTCCCAACCAATGTTCAGCACTGCACCGTCTTCTTTGACAGCTTCGTGGTCTTGAACATCAGATGTGAACCTAATTGCACCTGCTTGAGCACCGACTACTGCGCCCTGACCTACAAGAAGAGCAGGCTTACGTGCACCTAAATCACGAGGATAATCCATATACTCGTTAAGAGGTGCAAGTGAAGCTATGTTCGACGGTAAGTCAGCATAGCATCCGTAGTTCACAGTGCCCCTGGTCGAACTATATCCCGTGTCTCCGCTAATTAATGCAGAGGGGATTGTATCATCGACAACGACATACGCTCCAGCAAACGGAACACCTTGAATTGCGTTCGTGAAGAGTTGGTTCTTCTCATACTCACGAGGACCTGCATAACGCTGAGCAGCAATCCACTCAGGGTCGTTCGTTAACTGACGAGCCTGTGCAGAATGGATGAAGATTATCGGCATAGCAGGATAACCTTTCAGTATCTCAAAACCTTGAATCTTGTGTGCACTTGCTAAGTACATCATCTGACGAATATCTAAAGCAGAGAATGCACCAGCACTACCTGTCGCTAAAGATGCAAGAGCGGTAGCACAATTCGATTCGTAAGTTGCATCGAATGTACCATTAAATGTTGCCTTCACATAAGCACCATCAGTCGCTCCAGTCTTCACATAGAAGTTCGGGTGACTCCTGCGAGGTACACCAAGACCATCAACAGGGTCTGTAAGGTTATCACTTGCAGACTCTAAAATAGCCTGTGCAATCATGAACGAAATTCTTCGACCAAACCAGTCAGTAAGTTCTGCTGCTTGTTTATTCACGAGTTCAGCAAAAACTTCAGGTTTGTGAAGAGAAAGAGAACTCATCCAGGTGTCTTGAACCTGAATAGCCTGACGAACAGTGTTAAAGCGCACTTTCTTAAACGCCATAGAGCGCTTAACTGCATTCCCTACGAGAGTTGCACCTCCAACCCGACCTTTCCCTGTAATCGGAACTGCAACAGGAACGTCAAGTTCATACCCGCCTGTAGTTTCTAACTCTCGGCGTAAATCGAAAGGAAGACCAGACGGCTTTAAGAGTTGTGCACCTCCGAACGGAAGAGCAGCTTGGTACTTCTCTCCTTGCATAATACCGACAAAGCGAGCAAACGTACCTTTAGTCCAGATGAGCTTGTCGACTTTAGCAGCTAAACCACGCCGATAAAGTTGACTCAGATTGTTATTTGCAAAAGTAGCCATAGTTTTTAAACTCCTTTAATTAAACTTTCTAATGCTCTATCAATTTCTTCTATCGGCATGTCTGGTGTTAATTTTGACACGTCAATAGATTTAACAGTAGATTGAACTTGAGCAGCCTTTTTACCTGAAATAGAAGACTTAGGACTCGGAGGAGGTACAATCTCAGATGTTCTCACACCAGACCGCACCTTCTTGCCTAAAAAGTCTAAAATATTGTTAAGAATTTCACTTGCGGCTGCATCTTCATCAATAACAAAAACATCTCCAACATTCTTAACAACACGAGTATTAACCTTTTTATCAGGCATAAGTACTCGTTCATACAAGAATTCGTTATAGAGTTTGTCATCAAGATGGAGATTTACTCCTAAATCTTCTAGTGACACTCCAAAACTATCTTGAATTTTTTTATTCACTCTTTCTACAGCATTTTCTATAGATTGTGCTGCAAGAGTTTTCCAGTTATTTTGCAAATAGACAATTTTTTCGACTGCTTTCTGAACATCGGCTCTCGCCTGTTCTTCATCCCGAATAAAAGCGATAGCTTTTCTCGGATTCTCAAACTGCAAGTCTTTAATGAAATCGTCTATCTCTTCCTGAGTTGCGTTTGCAGGAAGGTCAGGGTATTTCTCCCTAAGGATTTTTACAACAGCAGAATTAACTTCAGTCTCAACAGCAGGAAGTGCGAGAAAGTCTTTGTCTCCAAAGTTCTCATCAACTTCAAACTGCTTCGTTTCTGACTGTTTTTGCTGTTTTTTTATTGTGTCGATGTACCACTGTTCATTTACATATGTTTTTAGCATATTCAACGACAGTGTTTCACCTTTGATACCAGATAAGTATTTTTTTACTTCTTCTGGTTGTGCTTCGATAAACTCATCATCGACAGTAACAAGCTCTTTGCCTTTCGGCATTTTGCTTATTACGTCATGAGTTGTATCAGTTAAAACTTGTTCATGAGTTTTATCAGTTAAAACTTGTTCAGAACTTTGCGAAGTATTATCAGTATCAGAAGCCTTATCGGATACGTTAGAAACTTCAGAATCCGTTTCTTCAACATTAGTATCCTCAGCATTAAGTTTTGATAAAGATTTTAAATCTTCTTCTGTTAAAGTATCATTTGCAATTTTATTAACTATTTCGTCTTCTTGTGTCATTTGTGTCATAGCAAGCGTCCTTTCTCAATTTGCGCTGTGATGTGATTAAGAAACTTCTCCATTTTGAGGAGCAAGAGATTGTAAAATATTCTGTAACTTCTCTATTCCATTCTGATTCTGATTTTGATTTTGTTCAGTACTATTTATGACTTTATTAACATGGTCAACAAGAGATTTCTTTCCTACATTCAATGGAAGATTCTCAACAAGACCAGTAACATCAATAAGAGCAGGATTAATTTTTCCAAGCAACATATTAGCTTGGACTAACATAGAGAACTCATTCTTTTTAGCTATTTCTCCAAATGGCACAGTAGAGATTTGAATGTCGAATACTGAATCTCTTGCAATAGTTCTTAAAATGTCTTCATTATTTAATTCCAACCAGAAATAATCTCCACGTTGAGATTTCTGAAGATTGAAACTCTTAGCTGCATTTTCAAAAATCGTACTGTCCAGTCTAATAACCTGAGGACTTGTCCAATATTTTTTAATAAATGCAATATTATTTTCTGCTATTTTCTTGAGCGATGATTGAGCATTTTCATTATGCCATTCCTGCATGAGATTGGACTGTCTCACTTGAGCTTCAAATAGTTTACCCGAATCTCCAGCACTTGAAATAAATCCTCTTGACGGGTCTGTAGAAGCTGTTATAGACTTAATAAATTCAAACTGATTGAGTGCATATCGTGACAGACCTTCAGGCAGTGGAGGAGGCAGCATGGGTTGAATATGTCCAAGTTGGCCTGGTCTAACTCGCCTGATACCTCCAATTTTTGTGTTTCCAATCCAATCCGATTCATAGCCTTTTATGGCCTGTTCCTCAGCGATATATCCACCTTTTGCATAGGAATTAAGGATAGTATGGACAGCATTATTTAACTCATTGAAACTCTGTATTTGGTCTTTCATGTCATCTACGATGGAACGAGTCTCAAAAAAGTCTGGACTCCAATCGTAACAGAATATAGGAGTAAGTTTAAAATTGGATTGAATGTCCTGCTCGTTATCGTAAAGGACAAGATTAAGTATTGGACAAACTGTAGATTGCCAATATTTTGACACAATTCTTTCTTTTGTAGTAGACTGAGGATATTTCTCTAAAATCTTCTGTAATTTTTCCTTATCAAACCAATCACGTTCATTAATATCATCTGATACCTTCACAAACTCGGTAATATCAACGGCATTATTATCTTTTACAAGAAGCATTTGATGAGTTTGCCGTCTTTCATAAAAGTTAATGACATGTAAAAGACCATCATTGAAAAGAGTAAATTGATTATCCAAGATATTGCGAGACATATCTGAATTAAATCCTCGCAATTCTGATTTAGCAAATGACTTTAACTTTTGAATGCGTTCAGACCAAGTTTGCATTCTTTGCTTTTCATCCATACTTGGTCCATATAATTCTCTTGCATTCGTGAGAATTTGTTCTGAGAGAGTGGAATTATCATTTGCATACGTACTCAACACATCTTCTACACTCAACCACATTGACTCGCAGATATAATTACAATTCGTTAAACTCCTTGACTGAGTTGAAATATCGGCATAGACAGTAAATGGGTCTACATGTTGAATTCTCACATAGCCATTGGGATGTTTATCATCATAGATAAATTCCTGTTTTATCCATCCCACACGTCCGATAAGAGCATGTAAATATGCTACCGCTATTTCGTACTTTAAATCATTCTGTTGGTAGCAGATATAATCGTTAAGCAGTTCAAAGAGTTGTGCAATTTCTTCATCAATGGGCTGTCTGGGTAAGATACTGACTCCAGGAATATTTTGTTTGAATGAGCCAACAATAGAATTAATGATTGGTCTGGCTAAATTAAATTGAAATACTGGACGCTCTTCTTTCTTGAGCTTTTCCAAGTACTTGTCTGAGTAGACCTTACCAGCTACAATGTTAAAATTTCTTAGAATTTCTCGTGTAAAAGACGAATATCTTACAGCTAAATCATGTTGAGCAGCCCAGATTCGGCTTATAAGTTTTAGTTCTTTCTCGCCTTGTGTAACCATTAAACTCTCTTCATTCGTTTAGTTTTTTTCAATTCAGGAAATCGCCTGTACACTGCACTTCTCACTTTCGCTTTCTCTTCAGGAGTACCAAAAGCAGCTACACGAGCCAGAGCATTACGAGCATGAGCAATGTCATGTATTGGATAACGTCTTTCTGAATGGAAGACAAAAGCAGAAGAAGGCAGATTTTCTCTTTCACTATAGGTTAGCTTCGCCATATGTCTTCCACCTCCTCATAGTCAATAGGTGTATGGTCTAAATTTCCAAGATTCCAAAGAGCTACTGCATGACGTTTGCAGTCCTCTTCGCTATAGTCTTCATTCTTCAGTTCTCGAAGATAGAGTTCAATTGCTCTAAGCTCATGTGTTATTTCTTCTTGAGATTTTCCATCTTCATGCTCATCTTCATATTCCTCTTCTATTGCATCATCTCCAAACTCATCTTGTACTCCAGCCATTGCAGCTTTCTTTGCAAATTCCTCATCCAGATACTTGCTGAATACACCTTTCAGTTGAGTAAATCTCTGTTGAGGTTTGGATTGTTTCTTTACCACTACAACTAATTCTCCTGGTTTATTCATATTAGTCCTCAAAAGGTAAAACTGGTTCTTCGATTATATATTCATAACGATTCAATATTTCTTCTCTCCGTTTTCGTCTCTCTTCTTCCAATTCTAATGCAATCATAAATTTAGGTCTACTGTCTTTATTAACAACAGGGACATCAATAGAATTAACAAAATATCTTAGTGTATCTATCGCATGGTCATCTCCTTTTGCTTTCCCTTTATCATCCCATACATATGATGCTATTTCATTTAACGTGTTTGTACATTTACGAGACACAAATAATTTCTTATCTCTAAATGCTTGATTGAGTTTAACTATTCCTTGCTCGAAATTGTTGTCGGCAAGTTGAAAGAAGATATTGAAATCTATAAAGTCATCATAAATACTTCTTCCATCTCTTTCTCTCGCTTTGATTGCTGGGTCTGCAATGAATTGATGAACGTAATTGAATTCAGGTTGAGACTTCATCCATGCTGCAATATCACTGATTAACATATTCTTCCGATAGAGTTGTTTGTAAAGGTAAGTATCGCCATTTGGTCTTGTTGCAAAACATGAAACAACTGACGGATTTGTGATTCCCCAATCAAACACGAACGATATATTCTCAGACCCATCTGGCTCATAACCTTCTACAACATTCTCTAAAGTGAAATCATTAAGAATTTTACCTGAGAAAGAACCCCACTGGCCATTAGCATAAATAGAATAGAATCTTGAATCAGACATGGATTTCAAAGTGCGTTCATACTCAACTTTGTCAATGAAGTTATTATCTCTGTAAGTTGAGTGAATATCTAAAATTCTTCCTTCAATTCTTGCATCTCTTGCCCATTCCGAATCAAAGAATCTCCTCTTTAGCCAATGGAATTCTGATATTGGGTTAAAACAAAGAACAATCTGAAGAAGACTGTTACTTGTTCTCAGACCAGCATCTAACGAAAGAAAATCATCTTCATCTAATTCATTCGCTTCTTCAATAAAGATTAACGATATATTTGGAATTGACTTTAACTTCTCTGTGTCATCTAACCCAACAAAATGGATTTTATTGTCATTCAGTAAACATTTGATTTGAGCGGGAGAGACATTGATTTCAAAATCTTTAGTCCAATTATTTGCTTTAATCTGCGTCTCAAATTCAGCCAAAACAGAACGCCTTAACGATGCGGCATATTTACGTACAACAAGAGCATTGATATTATCTTTTATCACTCTCAACAAAACAAAATTTGTCGCTGCTACAGACTTACCACTACCTCTTCCTCCCCAAAGGATATTGTAACGAGATTTAGAGAGAAAGAGTGGCTTAAAGACCTTATTGATTTTCATTATTGTTATTGTTATTGTCTATGGAGTCTATGAATTCTATCCGAATGACTTCCACTTTGTCTTTGTCGTCTTTCTTCACATCTGCATTGACATTTATGACTCTTTGCGGAATCATAATTTTCATTAAATCTATTGCTACCCGTGAAGAAAGATTCACTCCACCTCTTGTTAACGCAACTATTACAGCAGCCTTAGCTAATTTTCCAACATCTTCCCATGTGATTTCGTCTAAAGTCTTTCCTTCAACAAGATTCTTCAGTTTGTAAATCTTATAAGAATCACGAACAATCCAAGGCTTAGACCCCTTCTTAAACTTCCCATCCTTTTCAAACTGGATTGGATATTCTTCCTCTAACTGTTTAAGAAATTTTTTGGTATACTCTACATCTTTTTTCTTGTCTTCTTCACTCATTTGCAAAAGAAAAATTTTTTTGTTACATTAAGTTAAAAAATACTAATATTAAGACATTAAAGTCTTAAATTGTACATAAAAATATATTTATCACATGGGTCTCCATTAATATAAATAGAATTTTTAAAGACAAAAAGTATAACCATATAAAGTTATATTTCAAATTATAACCTATATAAGTTACATCAAAAATCGCTCTAAAATTAGTTATAAGAGGCTATCTCCAAAAAGGGCTATCCTACCCCTTCCAGACAGAGATAGAGGCTGCAAAGGCCATTTCCGTTCGATTGCGGTGGGTTTTTAGAGGGAGTCCAAGTCTATTTTTTGCCTAACCTTTTTTACAGCCTTTCTATAAATGGTTTTTAAGGCTATTTCTGATAAATGAAACCTATGAGAAAGGTCTTTATACGGGACTTTATTGAGTCTGTAAAGAAAAAGTGCTTTCTCTCGCTTCGTTAGAATCCTGTCTAATTCTTTCTCCAAAACTTGATTATACTGTTCTTCCTCAAAAGAAAGAATATTTTCATCTTCAACAGGTATAGAGTCCATATCGTCTACAAAGCTCTTATTCTCATTCCTTCTCATTTTCTTATACCTCTCTCGAATATAGTTTATAATATCTAATTCAGTTACAGACGAGTCCAGACCGAGAGCAAACTCAATCACGTCTTCCACATCGTCTTCATTATACTGACGATGAAAATACTTTAGCCATTTTTTAGCCAAAGCTATGTTTTTTAGTTGAACTTCAGTCATACATATTTACCCAACTATATTTAAAAAAAATGGCTATCTTAATAAAATCTCGGATAGCCATCTAATGAAAATATAATGTCTATGATATGATTTTTATAGTGTCTGGTGAAAATTTAATTTAAGATAAAATTATCTGAATGTGTGAATATCTAACTGTCCACAAAAGTAGACATAGCTCAATAGCATAAAAATCGTTAAAAATGGAAGAATTTGCATAGTTTTACCTAACTATATTCATAAAGTGTATAGAAAAGTAGACATATAACCCAAGTGTGTATATCTTTTAAGCCTGAATAACTTTAAACAAATTTGAAAATTTATTAAAAATTCTACTATCAATTCCTTCAATTTCTTCAAGTGTTAAGCTGCTATTTAATATCATTCTGCCTTCTTTACTTCTTCTCCCTTCGATAATATCTAATATTACATCTATATCAGATTCGGACATGTTACTAGAAAATAAATCATCTATAATCAACCAATCAGCATTGATTAATTCTGCCTTTACAGCTTCAGTACTGTATCTAGTATTACGACAATTTTCCATCTTATTAAATATATCTCTTTCATTAACGAAAATGAATTTTTTATAATTATCATCATCGTTATAATCATCGTCATAATTATTAAAATAATACTCAGCAAAACAGGATATAGCAAGATGGGTCTTGTCTTTACCTTCTGATAAAATAATTAGAAATTTTCCATCAGACCTATACCATTTTATTACTTCTTCAAGAAGTAATTTACTTTTCTTATCTGTAGCATTAAAATTATCAAAATTACAAAAGGACATATCACTATTAACACCGTTATAGTATAAGTCTACTGCGAGACTAAATTTATCTACTTCTCTATCCGAAAGAGACTCATAGCAATCAAAACAAACGTAATTTCTTTCATACAAATAAGGAAAAATGTGCTTAACCATGTATTCGTAATACTCGTCTGGATATGACTTTTTCGTTTCAAAAGTATTACCACAATTATGACATTTTAAAGTTTCACCTAATTTATTAGGCGATAATTTTTTAGAAAAAAATGTACTTTCAACAAGTTTCATATTGTTTATTCTCCTTTCATTTTTATTGTTTATTTTATTATTACTAAATCTACAAAATTACGATATAATTCTTTGTCCTTATTATTATCCTTGTCCTTTTCCGTATCAATACCCTGATTACAGAACAGTTCAAATAAAGCTGGACTATACTTATTACTGGCTTTCTTTGTGTAGAATTCGTTTCTAGTATTCTCAAATGACTTTAATCTAGAACTTAATTTATCAAATTCAAATACACCCAATAATCTCCTCCATCTTTCAAGTCTTTTATTTTTTTTCTCAACAAAATCTATGTTACCATCTCTCTTTCTATTAAAAAATTCTCGAAACAGTGTATCAAACTTTTCAGCATTACTATCGCTACTGTTATCAGTACCATTATTAGTATCGCTAACGCTATCAGTATCAGTATCACTTATGTCCGCACATACGCCTTCGGCGGCGGCGGGGGCGGAACTAGTAGATATATTAAAATCTTCTTCCTTCGGCGAAAGCATACCCCCTATTGACTTTAAATACTCTTTATTAAAAAATAATACTTTTGTTTTTTTACCATTGTAGTATGTATATTCAAAGTCTAATATCTTCTTTTTTATTAATTTATTTATTGCTCTATTTACAGTACTAATATTTTTATTATTAATCCATCCTGAAATATATCTAGCACTAGCTATAGTTTTTTCTCTGTTAAATCCAAAAGTAAGTCTTATAATTGCAAATATTACTCTAATTTCGTTTTTACTTAAATTATTAGTATCTAAAAGAACTTTATCGTATACACTGTTATCTATTTTGGAATATGGTTTCATGATAATATTTCTCCTTTTGGTTAATGCTTTTTTTATTTAAAAAAAATTGAAAAGGAAAAATTGTAGTAGTAGTGATTTTTTTTTTACTACTACTACTACTTTTTTCTTTCTTTCTTTTTTTTTTTTTTTCCAATTATTTTTATTTCTATAGTATTTTTCATTTAATTAATTTTTTCATTTCTTTGTGTCAGAATCGCACTATGTAACATGGTACAAATCGCACTATGTAAACGTAGTGCGATTCTCACTATGAGTATAGTACAAATCGCACTATGTATGTGGTACAAATCGCACTATGAGTATAGTACAAATCGCACTATGTACATGGTGCGAATCTCACTATGTAGATGGTGAGAATCGCACTATGTAATTATTGAAAATGTTGTAGATAATTATTATTAAAAAACAGTACCCTTGTCTTTCTTCCGTTACAGGTTGTCCACTCGTAGTTTAGTATGCCTTTTTTGATTAATTTATTTATTGCTATACTTATGCTACATATATTTTTATTTTTATTTTCCTTTTTATCTTCATTTTCATAAAAATATCCACTGTAGTCTTTAATCCATGAGGCTATGTATCTGATACTAGCCATAGTTTTTTCTTTGTTAAGTCCAAAAGTAAGTCTTGCTATGACTAGTAATACCTGAATCTCATTTTTACTTAAACCATCATCTAAAAAAATGTGGTCATAAATTTTTGTTGGAATTTTAAAATATTTTTTCATCTTGTTTATCCCTTTTTGAACAATTTTACATATTTAATTACACGAGCAATATATAACAAAAATTCCGTTTGTCAAATTAATTTTTGTTAATTTTCGTTTATAGGCCACTTTCTCTTAAAACCTCTATTAGACCACTCCAAAGTAAGAATAATAGCTTATAGACCAATTTACGTTCGATTTAGATGGGTTTATAAGCTGTCTACGTCCACTCTATCATTATTCAATATAAACATAATGTCTATGTTTAACTTTTTATAGTACCTTACTCATAAAAATTTTTTATATTTATATTTTCAATGTATAAATAAAATTTATGTACAAATTACTTGCATTCAATAAAAAATTTTTCTATTTATTAATTATAAAAATAACGAAAGGAAATTATGTTTAATGCAGAATACAATCGACTATGTTTATTTTGCTTAGAAGAACAAGACCAACCAAGAACAAACCAAACTAATCAATGCCCAGTATGCGGCAGAAACATATTAATTCAAAAGGAGGATAAATCTATGATTAACAATAATTTACAACCAATGATTAAAGATGTACTTAAAGATGTAATTAGGGAAAATATAGACAATGAATTGCTAAGAAGTACGATTCAGGAAGTGCTTAGTGAAATGCTACGTGGTAATCATAATGAAGAACAACTAACACAAGAAGAAGAAGATGAATATGAAGAGTCTGAATTTGAATCAACACCAGCACAAGAAGATAGAAGTAGAAAAAATTGTATTGATTATGAATTTAGGGAATTTTTAAAAAATAATTACACTGTGGATAAGAATTCTTCAATATCAAGAGATGACATTTTAAGTGATTTCGGAAAGAATATTAACAAAAGAAGGTTTGGTGGAACAATTAAGAGTGTTTTTGGTAATATAATTGTATATAAGATGTTAAACAAAAAAAATTGTGCATTATACCAACTGAAAAGGTTAAGAAGAATAAACGACTATTGTGAGACCTGTGGTCAGTATAGTAAAGATGCACACAAGCCAAAAGGGAAAGAGATTCCATGCCCTTCGTGTGGTAATGCGTTGAGGGAGATTGAATAAAATTTTTTTATGAAGCACTATAAAAAATGAATTGAGGACATTATATTTATATTAGATTAGTCGTCATTAAAAAAATGTTCAAGGGCTATAAATATAGAATCTATCCCAATAAAACTCAGGAGCAGAGCATCAACCAAATGTTCGGAAATGCTCGGTGGGTGTATAATTGGGCGTTGGCTCGGCGTATCAAAGCATACCAGAAGGACAAGACCAGTATATCTGCTTTTACGCTGATGAAAGAGCTAGCTAAGATGAAAAAAAAGCCAGAGTATGAGTGGCTGAATTTGAGTGTAGCTCAGAGCTTGCAACAGAGCATCAGGAACATGGATAAAGCGTTCAAGAGATTTTTCCGAGAAAAGCACGGTTTTCCTCGCTTCAAACTCAAACACGATAATCAGAGCATTATGTTTCCTCAGAACACCAAGATTGATTTTGATGCAAACCGAGTGTGGGTTCTGAAGCTCGGATGGATACCAGCACGCTTGAGTCGTACATTCGATGGAACAATCAAAACGGCAGTAATCAGCAAGACAAAGACAGGAAAGTTTTTCATAAGTATCACCGTTGATGAACCAAAAAATCAACCCAATAAAAAGCCTATTCAAGAACATGGAGCGGTTGGAATTGATACAGGCAGCAAGACATATGCAACGTTGAGCGATGGTACACGGATTGAAAACCCAAAGTATCTTGTGAGGTCGCTCAAACGCTTGAGAATGTTGCAGCGAAGAGTATCGAAGAAAGTAAAGGGCAGTAAAAACCGAGCTAAAGCGATTATGCGACTTGCTCGGCAACATGAGAAAGTAACAAACCAAAGACTAGACTTCTTGCATAAACGTACTACCGAGATAGCCAATCGGTACGATACAGTTTTCTGCGAGAATCTAAATATCAAGGGAATGATGGCAAACCGAAAACTTGCCAGAAGCATTGGAGACTTGGGACTTGGATATTTCTACCAAATGCTCAAGTACAAGCTCGAAGAGCGTGGCAAGAACTATGATGAGATAGGACGTTTCGAGCCATCATCTAAACTCTGCACATGCGGGGTAATCAATAACAAATTAACACTTGCAGACCGAGAATGGACGTGCGAAAGTTGTGGAAGAACGCACGATAGAGATTTTCTCGCAGCGAATAACATTCTTCGGTTCGGATTGCAGAAGCATAATGTAAAGGCGGTTGGAACGACCGTCTAAAGCCTGTGGAGCCACCGTGCTGTAAGGCGGAGCAATGAAGCAGGAACCATTGTCAACAATGGCGTTCAAAGAGAGATATGTTGAATGGTAAGACAAATAATAATAAAGAATTAGAACCTGAAGATGAACTTGAACAAGAAGATGAATATGAACCAACAGAACAAGAAGACGAAATTGAAGAGAATGAGTCTGGAAGATTCTTACAAGGGAAAAGGAAAACCTGTGTTGATTATGAGTTGAAAAACTTCTTAAAAAATAATTATGTGGTAGACGAGAACTCTTTAATCTCGAAGGAAGAAATATTAAAGGATTTTGGAAAAAATGTAAATAGAATAAGGTTCGGTGGTACAGTCAAAAGTGTGTTTGGAAATATCACGAAATGTAAAATGATGAATCAAAAGGTTCAAGTGGTATATACCCTAAAAAAAATTAATAATTATTGTGAGACCTGTGGTCAGTATGGAAAGGATGCACACAAGCCAAGTGGGAGAGAAATTCCGTGTCCCTCTTGTGGAATGGCGTTGAGAGAGATTGGATAAAATTTTTTCGTAGACCACTATAAAAAATGAATTGAGAACATTATATTTGGAATGTGTGAAGATTAAATATTGTATTGACAAATGAAATTTTATATATTATCTTATACAAACAAAAAAGGAGCTATTATGAAAGCAAAACAAATTCGGCAAGGTGACTTATTGTTCGTGAGGACAAGGCGAAAGAAGTCATCCAATCTTAAAGTAAAGGACAATAATATTATCGCTTTGGGAGAAGTGAGCGGTCATGGCCATGTTTTGAAAAATGGTCTTTTACTCGAAGATGAAAATGGTGATATGTACGTTGACGCCCAAATGGATGCAATTGTTGAGCATGTATACACTACAACTGGTATGCCTGCGGAACACAAACCAGTTCTTTTGGAAAAAGGGTTTTATAAGGTCATTCAAAAACGTCAATATGACCCGTTTGAGAAAGCAATTCAGAGGGTTTTAGATTAAGGAGATATAACAATGGACTGGAAAAATTATAAGCCAAGGCCATTAACAGAAGATGAGATTTATGAATTAAGAGAGTGTCTGCATAAGGGTTATTACAAGATATGGCGTGATAATGAATACGAAGATGATGAAAGGAGGAAACAAAATGAGGAAACAAAATGAAATCTGTAGGTGAAAAAATAAATTATGCAATACCATACATGCATAATGGTGCGGTTATTGTACAACAAGAAGACTCTTTCGACACAGTAGTAGCTCTATCGTACATAAGTGATAATGAAGTTAGTCAGTTTAGGGATAGGCCGCTCGAATATGGAATTTTCACGAAAGACGATATACCGTTTTTAGTTCTAAAATTCCAGTACGTAGGTTTTGCAGCACCATTCAATGCTTTTGTAAAAGACATTAGTAACGTAAATTTTGGGTCAACAATTATTTACATTATAGATTCAAGCACAGGAATAATTAAGGCAGTTAGATTTTTAATGTTTTCAGATGAAATTTCCTTAAAAATTAAGGAAACTCTATCCAATCAGCTTAAAAATTACAGGAATTTGGTAGAAGTGGATGAGAGGACAAGGAAGATTGAAGATGAGTATTCTGTGGAAAGAATTTTAATTGAAACGAAACTTTTTAAACAAAAACAAAATCATTTGTTAAATTAAAAGGAATATTGATAAATGGTACAAGAGATTCAAGATAAGAATTTGGTTGGAATATATGCTGGAGTAGACAATTTACTTGCATTATGTGATGTAGATGGAAAAAGTTTTGTAATTAATCCAGAAAATATATACAATTCATTTAATAGAATACTCAAACTTGAAAAAATTTTATTGACTGAAAAGCGTGGTACTTTAGAGCATGCCAAAGCTGTTGTGCTTTTCGTACTGGAAAAGCAGAATTTTGAGATGGAAAAACAAAGATTTCTGGAAAAAATCACGACAGAAATAGCCAACAAATACGATGGTGTTATTTGTGAGAAGTTTAAGAAGAATAGAGAGAATGTTAGAATTATAGAAAAATTGGAAATGATGGATTTTTATAAGATTCTAAAGAAGAAAATTGATAGACTTGGGAAGACTTACATAGAAGTTGAACCATATGAACAGAGTGTTAAACAAAATCATTCATTTAATTAAAAGGAGGAGCTATGGTTATTGAAAAACAAAACACAGAATTAAAAATTTTGCCAGCAGGTGTTTATAAATTAATTGTAGTTGGAGTTGATGTTAGGAAGGCAAAGGATTTAAACAAGGAATATCTACTTTGGGAACTTGCAGACGTATTTACTGGTGCTTCGTGTCATATTATTACATCTTCTATATGGACTAGTAAGAATAATTTAAACAATTTATTGGTAGCAATTGGAATAAGTGAGTCTGAGACAAAAATCGAAACAGATGCATTGGTAGGAAAGAAGTTCATTGCTAAGTTGGGAATAGAGAAGAAACCTAATGGAACTTTAATTAATAAAATTTCTATTCCAACTCCAGCAGAATATAAGCAGTTTGTAGCTGAGAGGAAGAAGGCAGCATCTTCTACAACAAAAGCGTCTTCTACATCAGCAAAAGCATCTGCAAAGGAGAAAGAGAAGGAGAATGTTAAGGAGGACTTTCCAGACGATATTGACGATATAGACGATTTTCCAGAGGATTGACAAAGCCCAATGTGTTCCTCCTGCATTGTCGGCAATGCAAAAACCCGAACTCATTCTGTTCGGGTTTTATTTTTTATAGCCTCTTTCAGATTCATATAGACTTCAGAAGGTGTTTCTCCTCCGATTGCCTTTCCTAACCAAGCCTCAATAGCTTCTTTCCTTTTGTTATTCTCTACTGCTCTTGCAATTTCTGTTTCAAAGTCAATGTTACCTTCTTTAATTCTATTTGATGCCTCTTTTAGTGTATCAAACCATTCGTTTGCAAGTCTGTCTGCAATTTCTGGATTCATTATTCTTTTTGCGAATGATTCTGCATCACTATTTTTAAATTCATTGTCTACTAATTCTTTCAGAACTTGCCTATGTTCAAATCCTTCTGGGTCTTTCTTTATTGCATCATAATATTTTTCCCACAGTCCATAGTCCCTTAATTTTTCAGTGAACATTTCTGTTGGCAAATTCAAATTGTATGCATCTGTTTTAATTGGATGTGCAGGTACTTCTACATTTGGCAATTTTTCTTTCTCAACTGGATTTGTGATATGTCTACCTCCAAGTACTAACTGTCCATTTCTCACTGTCAAATGTCCATCTTCCATCATCTTTGCAATATTTTTTGCATGTTGTTTACTTTTATCATCTACATCTTCAACAAGGGACAAAAATACATTAGAATCAACATAAGATTTCTTTGGATTTTCCTTTTTGAATCTAATAAAATTGTCCCAAATTTGTTTTAGTAAATCAGGAGGAAGGATAGAGGCTCCAATAAAGTTTTCTGGACTGGATTTTGGTAGTTCTGGGTTTATGTCTTTCTTTTGTATTTTTCTTTCAATGGGAATTTCTTCTATTGTTCCATCTGGATGCTTATAGCGAACAACGAGTGGATATTTACTTTTCGCTTGCGATACTTTTTCTGAGACTATATCAGCAGCTTCCTCTGCACTTGGTTTAACAACTTCACGAGGAGGTGGATTAACTGCTTTTCCTTTTTCATCAAGTTCAATCACTTCATTTCCAGACTGAACTTTACTTGGAGGAGGAGTTGGTCTTGAAGGAGGGACTTGTTCCAGTTCTGCTCTCGGTGCTGGACTGACTGCTTTACCTGTCTCATCAAGTTCTACTGTCTCGCCTCCTCTATAACTCACTTGTCTTGGCATGTCTTTTTTCTCTTTTAACATGTCTAATGCTGTTTGGGCTTCTCCTGCTCTCGGTGCAGGATTCACTGCTCTTCCTGTCTCATCAAGTTCAATTGTCTCTCCGCCCCTATAACGTACAAAACGAGGAATTTCTCCTGTCTTGAGTGCATCAAGTGCTGTTGCCTGAGTTGTAGCAGCACCTGATGCAGGAACAGTTGTAATTCGTGCAGATGCTGGAATTTCCTGAACTCGAAGAGCATTAGCTGCCTTAATAGCAAAAGGAAGTACTAAAGGAATGGCAAGAGAAAGGCTTTCTTTTGATGTGTTTTTCAGTCTCTCAATATCATCATCTGTCATACCTTGAGATTTAGCTAAAGCAATAGCAGCAGACTTTACATAGTCTGGTGTTGCTGCAATAGCTAAGTCCACTCCCTTGTCAACTGCGAAATTGATAATATTAGGGAGTAAAGTCAGCATTGTGTGAATATCTTCTCCAATCCCTGGTATATTTCTCGTAGATTCAACAGCAGCAGTAAATGGAGCAAAACCAGCTTGCAATGATTTGTTCATTATGCTAAGAGCTGGCTCTACTTTTTGAAGTGGTGTTTTAGCAGATTGTAATTCTTTAATTTTTTCTATTCTGCTTAAATAAGGTTCTTGAAGAATTTGGTTTAGTTCTTCAAGTGTCACTCTTCCTTTTGATTTTTTTAAAGTACTCATTGTTCACACTCTCAAATAGTTTTTTTAAAGATATTAATTTTTTTATTGTTTAATGCTATTTTTCCTCTTGACCATCCGAAACATTTAGTACAGATATATCTCTGGTACACATTGGATTTAGTATATCGTATTCCATTCTTTTGTAAAGTATTTTTAGACAGGCAATGTGGACATTGGTTTTCATCTTCAACATAGAGTTTGGAATCTATATATTTTCTTAGCATCAAATAAATTTTTTCTAATATGATAACATCCTGTATGTTATATTTTTTGAGTTCTTTAAATGCTTTCTTGTTATCTTTTAAACATTCCAGCCAAAGTTCAATTCCTGAAAATTTTTTGTGTTTGTATTTTTCTAATTTGAAATATTTTGCAACATATTCGAGTTTATTCGATGTTAGAGCGAATTTGGACTTTAATAATTTATAGGTGTCAATCTGTTCAAAATGCGATGGAGGGTCTATATTGTTCAGGAACATTCTGCCCAAGATAAAAGGAATATCGAAGGCTTTTCCATTATGTGCAATAACAATATCTGCTTCATTCAAAAGTTCTTTTAGCTCTAATAAAAGTTTCCTGTCATTTGTTTTATCTTTTACATTTTTTTGGTCATTATAATAGATTTTCTTTTCATTTAAGAATTTCGCTGCATAAGATAGTAAGTGAGAATCTTCAATGATTTGGTTTGTGCTTACGTATTGAGTGTCAAGTCTCCAAATTTTTGCCGTGATTGGAGCCGTTTCGATGTCAAGAAGTAGTATTTTTTGCATTATTTTCCATTCTCATTAAATTTTCCTGTTTTTATGAATCTATTCAATTTTTCAATAATCCAAGCTGGTGTAACTATACCTAACTCTTTCAAATTCTCTACGATAGAGATAAATTCCACTGAGCAGATATAGGCTGCTACAATTTCTGCAAATTTTAACCACTCAAAAATAACAAGAACTGAAGCAAGTTTTGTTGCAGCAACTACTATAATGAAGTATCCAACAAGTTTGATAACAGTATTTCTAAATTTACTGGATGTGAAATTTTTATATTTTATGGCTCTTGAAATTCCTGTTAAAGCATCAAGGTTCACAAGTACAAAAATAGTAATGTACAGATTTATACTATTTCCCAGTAGAAAATCTAATGCAACAAGAGCGATAGCGAGAATGGATTTTAGTATTGTATAACTTGAATTAAAAATCCATCTCCAGCTTGGTTCAAAGAAAAGTTTAATGTATTTCATTGTTTTCACCTTTTCCAAGAGTTTTATTAGCGTTTAACTATTAAACATTATATTGTGAAATAATATACCAATCGATTCCATCACTTACTATATGAATAAATGAATATGGATTACCAAGACTAATATCTGTCATACCATCAATAAGACCATTTGTTGTATTAATTTTTACTGGATTAGATGCATTAATAACTTTTATGATAATATTTTGACCTTTTATAGTAACTGGGTCTGGTAGAGATATATCCACCTGGTTACTATTAGCATCTACTAATATAATATAATCTGAAGGAGATACGGAGTATGGAGACATTGAGGCATCTACAACTTTTGTATTTGTATAAACACCATCTTTTATTTTAATACTTCCAGAAACTTGAGTAAGACCTACTATTTTTGTAGTTCCTTGTACGTGTAATTTATCTTCTGGACTCGTTATCCCTATTCCAACTTTACCAGCAAAATAATTCCAATCTTGACTTCCCTCTTGGTAAATGGCATAAGTTCCATTTAATATTCTTGGATGATACAGTGGTTCAATGTATAACCCACGACCGTTATATATTGTACAATTGTTATTGATTCCAGCAAATCTTAATGACATTACGTATGCGTTTGTTGTAACACCGCTTCCACCCCAAAATTCACAAGCATACTGTCCTGCTACAACATTTGATGCAGTTGTTGCAGAATAATTTGCAGCAACTGTAAATTGACCAAGAACAAATCCAGTGTTTGTTCCAGTTGACCCTCCAATTAGTTGACTTCTAATATAATTTCCAAGTGTGTTAAAGTTTACACTACTTGAAATCTTTTGAGATACTTGCGTAATAATACCATGCGCCCATGGATTAGATTCATCTGCGTATTCATTTACAAAAATTCCAACATTATTTTGAAATGGAGGGTTAAGCAGTCCACTTGGATTATTGTTTATAACAATACCATTATTTCTGAACTGTAGTATAGGATATGATGTAGATTCTCTTTGGTCGTTTTTGTATATTTTTAGTGCTGGAATATCTTTTATTCTTATATTCCATCTATCATTAAGACCATGCCCAGTGACACTATCGAATCTAATTCTTAATCCATATCCACCTGGTATATCTTTCCAGTTGGTATCCATCAATTGATTGGAATAAAATTCATTTGTTAGAGTATTATATACCCAGTATTTATTGGGATTAGAACTAGCATCAGAAACATTTATGATTAAAATACCATCATCAACTTTTGTATTATATGTTAATCGTGATACATTAGCGTAAGTTCCATCGAAATGAGCATCGTCAAGTGTTAGTACAGACGGCTCAGTATAGACAGAACCAGTTGCTGACCACTCACGGATATTTAATGCAAAATTACTTCCACTTGCAGGAAAAACTGTTAAACTTCCAGAGATAGTTTGAGGTTGAGTAAAAAGGTTGGAAACTTGAGTGCCTGCAAATCCAGTGTGACCTGATGAAGAATAATCAAGATTAGTTAAAGCAGCGTGATTTGAAGTACCTCCTCCGAGAGTATTCTTATCTAACCAAACGTATTTATATCCGTCTGAACTAAGGACATGATTCTCTCTCCCTCTAGGAGATGGTGTTTCTCCTGCACCAAGTACATCTGGTACAAAGAATTTATTGGGATTATAGGTTTCTGTATTTGCAGGTGTCTTTGCAGGTGTAGATTCTATTATTTCAACTTTTTTAGATTCGTTAAGTTTTTTCTTTGTCTCTTCTATCTCTTTCCTTAATGATTCTATTTCACTGGTTAATGATTCAGAAATAGTATTTATACTCTTTCTAACGAATCTAAATAGGATATTCTCTAATTTATCAGTATTCTTTACCTCAGTTTTTGGTTTTCTTTTATATTCTTCCCAAGGTTTAGACATACATTAGTACTCCATTTTTACTTTTTATTTTGTTTATATTTTTCATAAAGAAAATCGTATTTTTTTGGGACTTTAACCCAATTCTTTTGTAAAGACGGGTCTCCTCCTTTATACTTGTATCCTTTTTTGATTGTACCAATATCAGGAGCATCTTTAAATGCCTTTTTGTTAAGTTCATTCAGTCTTAGATTATAATCTTCTTGTGTATTATCTTCTTGAGTATTATCTTCTTGAGTATTATCTTCTTCTTCATTTTTCTGTGCATGTCCTGATATAACAGCAGCTTTACCATATATATTACCCAACTTAGTTGATGCACCTTTTTTAATTATTCTTGCTGTTTTACCTAAGTAATAAATAAATTCTGCTCTAAGACGAGGAGATGCTGCAAGAATATATGAAATTACAGGTAACTTTAATGAATGTAAAATGTATGCTATACTAGCTCCTTCAGTAAGTGATGGAATTTTAAATGATTCTCTTGAGTGTACTCCTGCAAGTTTATCTATCAAATCTTTGTTTTCTGTTGAATCGTTGAGTACTTTCAACAATGTACTAGCAAATTCTTTATCTTTTCTCATCTGTTTTATCAATTTTCTTGCAGCTAAATCGATATTTTTATCATCTTGTAAAGAGAAAAGTTTTTCTATTTCTGATATTTCATCAGATTTTTTTGCATAATTTTTTAACTTATCCCAAAATGTAGTATTCTCATCAATTTTTATTTGTTTAAACGTTTCATCTATAGTTTCTCGCACTTCACCTAATATTTTTTTAGCTGTATTTGAAGTCTCTTTAGAGTATATATAGTCGTTAATGGCTTGTCTTAAATTATGAACATCTCGTAGTGTAGTAAATGGGTCTTTTAATAGAACTACAGTATTGTTGAGAATTTCTTGTACTTTTAATGCGTCTCCGCCTTTAAGATTCGTTTCTGATAAATCAAATGGATTTATTGAATCTGGATTCTTTCTCACTTCATCTCGTGCTAATTTATGTATCATTTCATCATTAAGCCCTGGATACTTATCTCTGATTTCATCTACCAAATCTTCATAGCGTTTATATCCTCGTTTTCTTTGCAGATTATTAATGTATTGATTTATATTATTATTGATATTATCAATAACATTTTTTACATTACTGTCTGTTACTGTATTTTCTGTATTATTTATAAACGCTTCTTTAGCATTCTCAAAAATTTCATTTACTTTACTGTCTAATATATTATTATCGTATTGATTTTCTATTTGATTTTTAATTTCATTTTTTATTTGATTTTCTATTTGATTTTTAATTTCATTTTTTATGTTTGGTTCCAGTTCAGAGATTATTTCTAATCTACTTTCTTTATTTTTTAGGATGCTTCCTTTCGTTTTATAGAAAAAATTGCTATTTCCTTTAATTCCATATTGACTTAACTTTTTATTAACTGTAGAAACATTTCCACTTTTATCCATTTTGTATAGTTGTGTTGGTCTTATCTCTGTATTTTCTACTCCTGGTTTTTGTATTTCAGCAATATTTGTTTGCAATATTCTATTATTTTCTTTTCCTAAATTTTCATCCAATCTATTTACTCCAGTGTCTCTATTTATTAATCCTTCTTCAAATTCTCTTGCTCGTTCTGCTTTTAATCTACTTATACCTTCAAGAGCTTGATTAGCTAAATCAACATTACTTACGTTTCCTCTCATTGCTTCAACAAATGGCTCAGAACCTTCAAAAGCCTTCTTTGCAACAAGTCCAGGAGTACCAAATACTTTTCCTACAAATTCTCCTGCTGTTTCTGATGCTTTTCCTTTTATTTTTCCTAATGTTTCTGCTGCTTTTCCTTTTACTTTTTTTACTGTTTCTGCTGCTTCTCCTAATGTTTCTGCTACTTTTCCTACTTTTCCTGCTTCTGCTGCTGCTTTTCCTACTTCTGCTGCTTTAGAAGTGATAAATCCTTTAAACGGTGCTATAATGGTGGAAAGGTCTAATAAAAATCCTACTGGGTCTTTTATCATAGTTCGTTTTATTGACTCTGCATCTCCATAGCGATTCTGAATTTCTTTTAAAAATGCACGATAGACCTCTTGGTTACTTTTTTCAAGTTCTGACGTAGGTTCTTTACCTAAAAAATTATATATAGCACCAAAGAAAATTTGAGGTATAACTTCAGGATGTATTAATCCTTTACCAACATTTATTGCTGTATTAAGCAATGAAGAAGGGATATTTGAAGGCAATTCCCAGAATGATAAATCTTCTTGAGGTTGTCCAGTATCAATTTTTACAGGTTTTCCTGTAGTTGTATCTATAATATTTGTTATATCAGTTGGTACTGATGTAGTACTAGCAGGAGTAGTTGCCTGATTTAAATTAATTCTATTTTTGTAAAGAAAGTCGTATTTTCCCATAGTTCATTATTCCCAAATACCTTCTTTTTTAGCTCCTTCAATAATGTAATCCTCTGGTTCACGGTCATACTCTTTTTTAAAATCTTCAATAAACTCTTCCTTAGTCATTTTTCTTTTCGCAGGCTTTTCCTTTTTATTAGTATTTTTCCTTTTCTTCATTTGTGCATCTATCTCGCTAGGTGGAATGTCAGTTGTTATATCTGTCGGTTCTGGTGGATAGAAATACGGATTATCAGGAGATGCAAATGGAACGGAAGCATTCATGGCTGCTTTTCTATATGATAGATTAGCCATAGCTTGTTTTAATGCTGCTTTGAATGTCTCAGGATTCCAGTCTGAGCTTAATTGCTGTTTTGCCAAATCTAATGCTTTATCCGTAGGAGAATTTCCTCCCATATAGATTTTGGCAAGTGCTTCTATAACATCAACAATTTGTGCATCTAATTGAGTAGCAAGTCTTCCAGCATCGCCAGGTAAGTTTTTTGCTGCAGTTAGAGCTATTTTATCTAACTGTTTAAATCCAGTGCGTTTTAGTTCTTTTTCCAGTTTTGTGTATAACTCATCAATAAACGGCAAAGCATGCTCTAACACAGTAATAGATTGACGGATATTATTCTGTCTATCATCATTTGCAGTAGCAAGGAATTTCTTTGTTGCCTCATAATCTAATGCAAATTTTGATAAATTAAAATAACTTCCATCAGGTAATTTTTTCTTTGCTAATGCTGCAAGAACAGGACCAGCATTCTTGTATAATCCTCTAAGTGTTGGAGGTAGGTCTCCTCTTACAATAGCCTCAGCTATAGCCTGAGCATCCTCTTTCGTAAGTTCAGATGGAGAAGTAAAATGTATTGGTTCCTCTCCAAATTTCTCATATCCCAATATGATTTTACTACCATCTGGTTTTGTAATAAATTCTCCTGTTGTAGGATTGATTGCATACTTTGGTAGAGTAAAATTCTTTCCTATTTTTCTTGCCTTATCAAACTCAGCAGGGTCGAATGCTCCAATAAGGTGTCCTGTTTGTGATGGTGATTTAGGAAATGCCTTTACATTCGTTATCTCACCTGTGTATGGGTCTCGTTCAAAGAGTATATCTCCTTCTTTCGCAGTCTCATATTCTTTCTTCTTCGGCAATAAAGAGGCTGCTGTAGCTTGTAAAGAAGAAATAGCAGCTTGAGCAGTTTTATCATCTATATTTCTTTTTAATGCTTCCTGTAGAGCTTGAGAAAGAATATCTTGTGATGTTTGTACTGCTTTAGCATAGTCTGGTTTAAACTGTGGCACTGGCACTGTTACGTCACTTTTCAGTGGAGTAGAAATTCCTTCAGGAAGTTGAAGTTGTGTCTTTCCCATTGTGAGCACACTAGGCTCATATGCTTGTTTTATTTGTTTTCCTAACTCTGCTATAGTATCTAAGAAATCTTGTTTTCTCTTTTCATTAACTATATCAGAGATTACTTTACTTACGTTAGAAAGATACCCTGTTTGTTGTAAAGCTCTTGATAATGCTCCAGGCATAATATACTCCTTTACTTTCCTCTAATTGCGCCAACGAGATTCCCTACTGCTGTTATTCCAGCAAAGAGGTCATCCAACCATGTAGAAGAATTTGCTGCACTTGCTGCATTTCCTTGCAGACCTAATAACTGTGCAAGTGCTTGATTTTTTGCAGCAGCAGTACTTAGACCAAACTGATTTTGATTCTGCATAATATCTCCTCTCTGTTTGATTGCAGAAGAAAAGAGATTTTCCAGTGCATTAGACAGATTCCTTTGGACATCAGAAGCGACATTTCTCTGTTGAGCAGAGAGGAGACTTCCTCTTGTTATCCCTTGACTGGCAAGACTCTGCGTTATATTCGACACGCCACGATTAAGATTTTCTCCTGCCTGTCGTGTTAAAGAAGTTTGATATTGTCCTATAAGTTTATCAAGATTATTTAACAAATCCTGAGTAGAAAATTCAGGTCTAAAATTCAAAAGGGGATTGGATTGTTTTGCAGACTGAATGTCAGATATAAGACGATTAATTTCTCTTTCTCTTTGACTTTCGCCACTCATAACTCTTTCTCCATAATAACAATATTATTTTTTTCTACAACATAACCCCACTTTTCATATAAATCCATAAGGTCTTGTCTATCTGATTTGACAGTAATCTGAATATTTTTTACACCGCTCAATTCTAAAGCACCTTCTGCACGTTGAGCGAGAGCATGTGCAATAAATGCACTTTCCGCATAGAAATGTGTGAGTTCTGTTGTTGTTTTAATTGCAATAATACCTACAATTTTTTTGTTATCATCTTCTGCTACAAAAATAACACCACTTGGTAAAGTCCAATGTTGTTTATCACAAATGTCTTTTATTGATTGGACATCAGACTGTTGAGCTAAACGATATTTCATAATTCCTCTTTTATTTTATTAAATGATAAACCAATCATCTCCACTGCTTACAATATAGAGTCCTTCATAGTTTGTGCTCATATTGTATGCTGTTTGTCCATCTATTGTTTGTCCAGATTGTGGGTACACTTTTACTCCATTAGATGCATCAACAACTTTTATAAATATATATTGTCCTTTGACTGTTGTTGCATCAGGTAAATGAAGTTCTACCAAACCGTCTACTGAATCGGCAAGAATAATACAGTCTGAATTAGTTATAGAATAAGGAGATAATGAAGCATTTATTGTCTTTACACTTGTCGTATAGAAACCATCTCTTACTTTTAGACTTCCTGAGACTTTTGTTAGTCCAACAAGATTTGTTGTACCCCATACTTCAACATTATTATTTGTGCTATTTACACCACTGACATTACCAAGTACAACTTTACCTCCAGAGAATATTTTTTGTGAAACATCGGATGAATTTGAAGAAAATTCTATACGGTTTGCAATAGTACGTACAACACTACCAGAGATATGAACTTCTCCTCCATATGGATATTTTCCAGCAGTTGTTATATCACCATTTCCATATCCACCTCTAATAACAACATGCCCTCCCTGTTCATCTTGACCATCTGCTCCACCTCCTTGTATAGTTATTTTGCTATAATGCTGTCCATATGTAGTATTACCTGCCATTAAAGTCATTTGTGCTATATCATATGAACCAGCACCATCAAGACCATTTTTCCATCCAATAAACCAATTATCGTTATCACATTTACCAGGTCCAATAGTTTGTCTAATAATATCACCATGCCATGAATCTATTCTTATAGATGCAGTTGGAGCAGAGAGTGTTATCCCACCAGCAATATTCAATGCATCCCGTTCTCCAGCATATGGGTCAAGCTGTCTTATATTAATTGCACCAGAAGCATGAATTTTTTGTGGTACGTAGATAGAACCATTTTCTTCAAGAACAATTTTTCCGTCTTTATCTTGTAAATACTGTTTACGATTTGCCAGTATTGAACTATTACTTTCTATTTCAATGTGATTTGTTGTATTGATGCATTCAAAACGTAATACTCCATTACGTAAGTTTGGATAACCTAGTCTTGCACTAGGTTGGTCTATAGTTTGGCTATGACCCCAATTGGCATAAATGGAATCCGTAGCTTGTATTTTACCTGTAACATCAAGTGCAAAATTTGCTGTATCTGGATTGGGATTATTAATTCCTGTTTTTGAAAGAACTGTTTTTGTTGAATTTGTTGTATCAAATTTATTCGCAACAACAACAACATTACTTCCAGAGGCAACAATATCTCCTCCGTATGGATACTTTCCTGCTGTACTTTCATCTCCATTACCAAACCCACTCCTGATAATGACATGACCTCCTTTTGTTCCCTGTCCGAAAGCACCTCCTGCTTGAACAGTCAAAGCACTGTTATATTCCCCATCATCAGTATTACCTGCTTCAACATTGACAGTAGCTTTTTGATAATTATATAATTGTTGAGGCTTAAACCCAAATTTAACATTAATATCAGATGAGCGTCCAGTTGCAACTGGAAGAAAACCGATAAAATGATTAGATGTTCCAGTTGGAGAATCTAATGTAACATCTACTCCACCAAGTTTGGAAAGTATAATATTTCCACCTTGACTTTTAATATTACCAGCAGCAGAAATAATAGCAGAATCGGTAACATTAGCTAAGAATTTTTGAGCCTTGACGGTATTTGTAGATTTTATATCTCCCTCTACATGAAGTGGGTCTGGCTGTAAAATAGTATTTCCAATAGTAACACTTCCAGAATTTATTTGGTCTCCAAAT